ATAGTTTCCTGACCTGAAGATAATCCATCTCCCGATAACTGAATTGCAAAAGTAGATGCACCATTGGTTGCACTATCCATTGCTACACTGGCTATTACGCCAATAATTTGTGTGGAACCACTTGGAACTTGTATGCTTCCTGTAGTTGATTGTCCATATAAACTCGTTAAAGCTGTAAATGAATCTGCTGCTGTTAAAGCCCCTTCTCTAGTTCGATAAAATGCCATAAATGTCCTATAGTTTTACTCTGACAGGTCCTAGCTTAGCTATAGTTCCTGTTGAAAATCCCTTTGCAACAAACTTCCCAATAGCGGCAGCTCCGAGAGTGCCAATTATTTTGGATTTGTTTGCCATAATAGTAGATGATAAGCTGTTAACAGCCCCTGTTAGATCTCCGCCCAATGCTTGTTGCACTGAACCTGCTGCACCTGTAGATTGTAATAGACTAATTGCCGCTCCAGCTTCTACGGCACTTATGTTAAATGATTTTCTTGCCCTACGTCGTGGGGCTTTTCTTCTAGCTGCCATAGATACAGACCTAAGTTCTACTACTTATATCTAATGATTAGGAAACATCTCTTTGATTAATGCCGTTTTATCGTCGCCACAGCTCTTACAAATCCATCTAATGCCTACACTATGCTCTGGCTTTCTAAACTCTCTATGGTCTCCGCACTTAGTGCACCATGTAATTGGTCCGTGCTCTAATTTTTCCTTATCTATGTGTTCTAACATAATTGTTCTAATATATTTAGTTAATAATTTTGATTGTTTAACATCTAAACGATCTGCTTCTTCAGATAAAAACGCTAATTCTTTTAGACCTATAGTAAATGATTTACTAGCAACGTGTTCTTTTTTCCTACCCATTTTTCACCCACTCGTAATCAGTTCCCTCAGTCCATTGACTATGTGTCCACGACTTTTGTTTTAAAGCTGCTTGACAATGTCTACAGTATCCATCTACCATTCTATGTGATTGTCTCCCTTGCTGCACTTCGCAACGTTTACAAATCATAACAACACACACACAAACCTTTGTAAGAATTAATTGCTTGATATTGCGTCATTTCATAATCGCAATTTTTGCAAATCATAAACGTTTTGTTTTCCATTATTTAGACTCCTTGTTAATTTTCTCTGCTAACTCATTAGGGAAAGCATATTTTTCTAACTCATTAACAACCTTTGCTTCTCTGTGAGCATGCAAAGACAATCCTACTAAGGCCGTAACTTCGACCAACCGTTTTAACTGATTCTGTAGTTGTATATCCATATTTTATAACACCTATTAACTCCATAACAATATCCTATATAAAATAATGTCCTTATTATTAAACAAAAAAAAGAAGGGCTAAATAAAAAAACAAAAAGAGACCGACATATTACTTTATATTATAATGTAATATTATAACTTGTTATTCATATTGCTTGGAATCGGTGGTTTAGAGTTAATATTTGGCTCGTTTACCCCTACTTTATTGCTAGAAGAGGGTATTAAAGCTCCTAATCCTGCCCGATTTGCGGCATACTCTACCAACATTGACGACCAGTCACCATCCTTTGCTGCCTTTCTTAGGTTGTTCATTGGATCTAAATCTTTTCCTTTCTTAACCATTGAGCCAACAGACCCAAAAAAAGAAGATTGGAAATTTTCAAGTTTATCATGCATTCTATCCTCTATTTCTAAAATAACTGCCTGTAAAGCTTCGACTAAAATGTCGTCACTTTCTTCAGATTGGACCCATGTAGTCCATTTTTGTCTACTTAACTCAGCGATATAATTGGACAAGAAAAAATAAAAGACAGTCCAGATGATCGCGTATACTAACAGTGTTGTTGGTTCTATTTCCATAAACCAACATGGGGCCAGATTATTTGGTGTTTGACGAATGGATGAGTACGGAAATACACATTACGTTTTACTGGCCCGTTAATTGTATTTAGATTATGTCTCCACTTATGTTAAAAAATCTTTTTATTAAATTTTCAGATATACCAGTTTCTCCAAATAAAAATTTTTGCCACTTGGATTCATCAACGGTTTTTCCTGTTTCTTTTAGAATAAATGCCGTAATAAGAGGTCCAAGAATTAAAGCTGCACTAACGCCTATGGTAGGTGCTCCGAATTGACTTCCTAATAATGTTTTAAGAAGTTCATTATTATTATAATCATCAATAGTTTTTTTTTCTAGTTTTGTAACCTTTGTTACTTCTCCAGTTACAGGATTAAACACAGAAGGCATTACAGTTGAACTCCGCCACCTTGCTTGAATGTAGGTCCAGTTGGCACGGGAACATTAGGAACAAATCCTGTTAGATCTAATTGTTGTGATTGTGGCAACCCTGTTATTGGGCCAGCACCAAAAAGAGGGATGTTTGCAATTTCTTGACGATAAACACTTACTTCCCCTGTGCGCTCTCTAACGGGTTCTCTAACTAGGGGTTTATCACTAAAGAATGGATCTGCTACACGTTTTAGTTGCGGCACCGTTGGTGGCGTAAATAATCCTGTTAAGTCTGTTACACCTGATAAAAATCCTGTTGGAGTAGCTGCTACACTTGGAATTAGGGGGGTAACTGGCGTTTTTGGCGTTTTAGTTGTGTCTTCTAGCTCTCTTAATTGCTTCAATCCAAATAACGCAATAGGTATAATCAGTAATTTGCCTAACTGCATAACTCACTTGCTTATGCTCTTTAACTTAGTCATAAACTTGCCGTTTAATGCAAGTAGATCCTTTGGTGCTATAGTTACATGTGTTTTAGGGTTAGTCATTCTGTCGTCTAATAACTGTTTAGTAACTGTTACCATTGTCTTTAGTTTACGCTTTACTGCTGTTTTTGTCATTCCTTTAGGCATTATACCATCCTCATAAATGCAAATTCAAAGTTGCTATTACCAAAATTTGTATTAGTTAATTTAAATTGCATGTTCTTTTGGTTTTGCAAATTATTAGAAATATAATAAATATTCCATACATCAGCAGTCATGCCAATATCATCTTCAGTAAATAATGCCGTTAAATCGTTTGGATCTCTTTGTCCAGCGTTACCTATTAAGTTTGAAGCAGCACTAATTGGTGTTAAATTAGCAAAAGGCACTGTCTCAGGTCCCATAACTGCGGTAAGGGCTGCATTGCCTGAATTGTTAGGTCTAAAAGCAATAAAAATATTGGTAAAACCTGTCATGTCAATACTTGGAAAAAGGTTAGTATCTGGAAACAAAGCAGTTCCACTATTTGGTATTCCCTCAGCTATTGTAAAACCAACAAACTCTTCTTCATTTGATTTAGTTCCTTTCCAGTTTCCTTTTTCATCTACAAACCCAGTATCCAATACTGGTTGGATATATTGTGGAACTTCTATAGTTCCGTCAACGGTGGCACTCTGCACACCTGCTTCTCTGGTTAAACTCCACGGAGCATAACCAGTCCGATTGTATACCATCTATCCTTAAGCAAATACCAAAGTAACAGATACTGCGGCGGTTCCAATGTCAGTGTCCATTGCTGCTGCAACAGATACTTGGTTAGATCCAACTACTGGTATTGCTACTGACATACTAAAAGGTAAATCAGTGTTACCGTTAGATGCTGGAGTTCCATCAACACCAGCACTTGCTACTGTTATAGTTTCCTGACCTGAAGATAATCCATCTCCCGATAACTGAATTGCAAAAGTAGATGCACCATTGGTTGCACTATCCATTGCTACACTGGCTATTACG